TGATATTGGAAGTACCAAATATTGTTGACATTAGCTATGGTCGTGGAGTAGGTTACACATTTACAGAACATGATCTTGGTAAAGATATTCACGAGATATCTGCAACAAAAATCCGAGCACAAATGAGAGAAGAAGGTAAATTATGAACTTAGTATATTATCCAGATCCTATCCTTTCAAGGGAAGTGTCTGATGTGAATTTGGAAGAACCAGGTTTTGATCCCGTAGAACTTAAGGAACAAATGGTAAAGCTGATGGTTGAGAAAAATGGTCTTGGACTATCAGCACCTCAAGTAGGTTTAGACTATAAACTATTTGTTATGGGAGAAAAAGAAGACGCTGCAATAATGGTGATTAACCCAGAGATTGTTGACGTATCAGACGAGACAGAACTTGATGTTGAAGGCTGTTTGAGTTTCCCAGATATGTTTGTGAAATTAGCCCGCCCTAAAGATGTTAAAGCAGTTTGGTATAATGAAAAACTGGAAAGACAGACAGGCCTAATAGCCGGTTATGGCGCAAGATGTTTCCTACATGAATTTGACCATTTACATGGTGTAGTATATAAAGACAAAGTGTCTCGTTTAAAATGGGAAAGAGCCAACAAGAAAAAATCCAAAGTAGTAAAACAACGCGCAAGTGTGATGAACTATTTAAAACTTATGAGTGCCGCCGAGGCCAAGCAACTGCAAACAGAGGTAGCAGTAGCAGACAATATCCAGGAGTAATATGAAAATTGCAATAGTCACCGACATTCATTTTGGTGCAAGAGGAGATAGCCGTGTATTTCACGAAGTTCAAAGAAAGTTTTTCCACGAAGTATTCTTTCCATATTTGGATGAACACAATATTACAACAGTATTCGATCTGGGTGATACCTTTGATCGCAGAAAGTATATCAACTATGTAAGTTTACAACATGCGAAGACAGCATTGTTTGATGGTTTGGCCGAACGTAATATAGAGTTCCATGCATTAATTGGAAACCATGATACATATTACAGCAATACAAACGAAGTGAATAGTATGAATTTACTATTAAAAGAATATCCTAACTTTAAATTATATCAAGATCATGGTGAGCATTTAGAAATTGGTGGAACAAAGTTCCTTATGCTTCCTTGGATTAGTAGAGAAAATGCTGAACACAATTTAGAGTTTATAAAGAATAGTGATGCCAATGTTGTAATGGGTCATTTGGAAATGAGAGGCTTTGAAATGATGAGAGGCCAATTATGTGCGCACGGCTTAGAGCTAGGTGTATTTAAACAATTCCAAGATGTCTATTCAGGGCATTTCCACCACCCATCAAGATATAAAAATTTAGAATACCTTGGTGCGCCGTATGAGATGATGTGGGGTGATTATAAAGGCAAGAGAGGTTTCCATGTATTCGATACAGAAACACGAGAGATGGAAAAGATACTCAACCCTAACAGAGTGTTCTTTAAAATCAATTACGATGATGAGACGTGGACAGTAGATGATGTCGCAAATTTTGACACCGACAAATACAAAGATACCTATGTTAAAATTATAATTAAAAACAGAACCAATGCATATCTCTATGATTTGTTTATGAATAGAATGTCAGAATGTGGAGCAGTAGATGTAAAAGCAATCGAAGACAATCTTAACCTAGCAGATTATGGTGACGAAGAAATACTAGACGAAACAAAAGACACATCAGAGCTTCTAAGTGATTATATAGAATCTATTGAAACAACAGCAGACAAGGAACGAGTCAAAAGTGTCGTTAACGAACTTTACAGTGAGGCACTTAGTTTATAATGAGAATCCATTTTAAGAAAATAAAATATAAAAACATATTATCAACGGGTAATACCTTTACCACCATTGATTTTGATTCATACGCGACTACGTTGGTCAGTGGGTCAAATGGTTCTGGTAAAAGTACTCTACTAGATGCAATGACATTTGGTTTATATGGAAAGCCTTTCCGTAATATTAGTAAGAGTCAACTCTTAAACAGTATTAATAAAAAGGGACTCGAAGTCGAACTTTATTTTGCAGCTGGTGGTAATAATTATCTTATTCGTAGATGCATGAAACCTAATGTGTTTGAAATCTATAAAGATGGTGAGATGCTTAATCAGAATGCTGCCAAAAAGGATTATCAACAACACTTGGAAGAAAATATACTCGGCATTAATTATAAATCTTTTAATCAGATTGTAGTATTAGGTTCAGCTACCTATGTTCCATTCATGGAATTGAGAGTTGGTCAACGAAGAGAAATCATTGAGGACCTATTAGACATTCAAGTATTCAGTGTGATGAATCTATTGGCCAAAGATAAAATCAATGAAAACAAAGCTGCAATTAATGATACGAAATACAATATTGAATTGGTGGAAACTAAAATAGACTCTGCTGAGGAAAACAATAATGAGATTCGTAAGATTAAAGAGACTCAGGTAGATCAAATCCGGTCTAAAATGAGTGAATACATTGACGACATTGAGGCTAAGAATAGTACCATTGATACTCAAGATGAGATTATGAAAGTACTCTATGATGATATATCTGATAAGGCTGATGAGAAGGAAAAGTTTGCTGATGCAACTCAACAGAGAGCCGAACTTGAAAGAAGTCGAGTACAATTTGAGAAGGAACTATCCTTTTATGAACACAATGATGATTGTCCAACATGTAAACAAGGCATCGCACACGATTTTAAATCAGACCAGATTAATGAAAAGAATGAACTGAAGGCTGGTATTGAAAAAGGTTTAGTTGATGTAGCAGAAACAATTAAAACTCATCAAGACCGACTTGGTTCTATTTCAAAGGTTGAGGACCAGATTCAAGATGTAAACTTTAAAATATCAGAAATCAGAGCTGAAATCAAAATGGCAAAGAACGCCCTTGTTTCCTATAAAAAGGAACTTGAGGATGCTCAACGTGAAGTCGAAGAAGTAGATACATCTAAACTTGAGAGTTTACAAGAAGATCTAACAAAACAAAATGACATATATAAATCCTTAGTAGAGGAACATGAAATATTAAGTGTTGTACATACAATTCTTAAGGATGGTGGAATTAAGGCTAGAATTATCAGCCAATATATCCCAGTGATGAATAAACTTATTAACAAGTATCTTGCTGCATTTGACCTATTTGTTGACTTTCATCTTGATGAAGAGTTTAATGAGGTGATTCGCTCAAGGTTTAGGGATAACTTTACATACGCCTCATTCAGTGAAGGTGAAAAACTCAGGATTACACTTTCAATTATGTTGGCATGGCGTTCAGTTGCCAAACTCAGGAATTCTGTTTCAACCAACCTATTGATTCTAGATGAGACTCTCGATGGTGCATTGGACAGTGTTGGTATTGAGAGCCTTATTGAAACACTACACGGACTTAACTCAGATGATAATATCTTTGTTATCAGTCACAGAGGAGACCAATTTGCAGAAAAATTTGATGGAAGCATCACGTTCGGCAAGGTTAAAAACTTCTCCGAAATTATCGGTTGACATATCGCTCCAGGTATGTTATAATGGTACCTACATTATGAGACACTATCTATGACATCGTTCTATACTTCAGTCGAAAGGTTCGGCAACAATATCTTATGGCGCGGCTATGAGAATGGTAAACGCTTTTCTTACAAAGTTCCATTCAGACCCACATTATATATTCACACACCCAAATCTGGTGCAGAAGGTTATACGTCCTTAACTGGTCAATATAAACTCTCTCCTCATAAATTTGGTGACATGCGTGAGGCTAAGGATTTCATCGAAGAGTACAAAGGTATTCCAAACATGAAAATCTTTGGCAATACCAATTATACTACTCAGTTCATACAAGAAAAATATCCAGGCAAGATCGAATTTGACATTAATCAGATCAACATTGCCTCGTTTGATATTGAGGTTGATATCAGTGACGGTTATGCAGATATCGAACAGGCTGACAAAGAGATTACATCCATTGCATATCACAGCTCACGTAGTTCAAAATATACATTGCTTGGTCGTAAGGATTATGATAAAACCCAAACAGCTACTGGTATCGACCAGGACAATATTGACTTTATCAAATTTGATTCTGAAGAGGCTCTGCTTAGATACTTTGTAAAACTATGGTCCTCTGATTATCCAGACATTGTAACTGGTTGGAACGTCGAATACTTTGACATTCAATATATTGTGACCCGTATTATTCGTCTCCTTGGTGAGGATGTTGCAAAACAATTATCACCTTGGAAACATATTAAACAAAAGTCAACAGAAATCTTTAATAAGGTCCAATCAACATGGCGTATCTCTGGTATGACCATTGTCGATTACATGGACGCATTCAAAAAGTTTGGTTACAAATATGGTCCACAAGAATCATATAAACTCGACCATATTGGCTATTCAGTTCTTGGCAAAAAGAAATTAGACTATTCTGATTATGGTGGGCTGACCGAACTCTATGAGCAGAATCCACAACTCTATCTAGATTATAACCTTCGCGACACTCAGCTGATTGAGGAACTCGAGGACGAAACAAGTTTATTACAATTGGTAATGACTGTTGCTTATGGTGGTGGTGTTGATTATAAAGACGCATTCGGAACTGTAGGCATTTGGGAATCTACAATATATCGTAGACTGATTGCAGATAAAATTGTTCCTCCTATTAAAGGTGGTCCTGGTGCTAACCTCGGTGCGTTGGTCGGTGGTTATGTTAAAGATCCAGAACAAGGCATGCATCCTTGGGTAGTTTCTTTTGACTTGAACTCTCTATATCCTCATCTGATGTTACAATTTAACATGTCACCAGAAACTTGGGTTGACGACAGACGTGAATATGTAACTCAGGATATGGTCCTGGCAGATGATTATGTAAATGATGACCCATCAGTTTCAGTTGCTGCAAATGGTGTATGCTTTAATAATAAAAAGGTTGGTATCATTCCGGAAATTATTGACGAATACTATAACAATCGTTCTGTAATTAAAAAGCAAATGATTGCAGTCGAACAACAGCTCGAAGTTGAGACTGATGCAAGAGAAATTAAAAGGCTCAAACGAGAGGTTAACCAATTACATAACTCTCAGATGTCTATCAAAATTGCCATGAACAGCCTATACGGTGCAACGGCAAACAAATATTTCCTCTATTATATTTCAGAAATGGCAGAGGCTATTACTACATCTGGTCAATTGGCAATCCGATACGCTCAGAAATCTGTTAACAATTATATGAATAAGGTCCTAGGTACAAAAGACAAAGACTATATTATATACATTGACACAGACTCAATTTATGTCAACTTTGGTGACCTCATTCAAGAAGTGTTTGGTACAAAAGACATTGACAAGAAACAAGGCGAAGAGTTCCTAGATAAAATTTGTTCTACCAAAATAGAACAAGTGATTGAAAATGGCTATTTGGAACTCCAACGACAGATGGGTGCATATCGTAATGCGATGGTCATGAAACGTGAAAAGATTACCGACAGAGCAATCTTTGTGGCCAAAAAGAGATATATTCTCAACGTGCTCAACTCAGAAGGTGTTCATTACGAAAAACCAAAAATCAGTGTGACTGGTTTGGAAAGTGTTCGTTCATCAACGCCAGAGGTCTGCAGAGAAAAAATGAGGTCCGTGTTTAGTGTAATCATGAATGGTACCGAATCCGATGTTCAGATCTATATTAAGGACTTCAGAGACGAATTCAAATCATTACCAGTAGAGGCAATTGCTAAAACATCTGGCACTGATGACATTGAAAAATACAAACACCCAACGACATTATTCAGAAAAGGTTGCCCTATACACGTCCGAGGTTCTATTGTTTATAATCATCATTTGGCTCAAAACAAATTGTCCAAACGATATCCATCAATACAATCTGGTGATAAGGTCAAGCTTGTCTATATGAAAGTGCCTAATCCGATACAACAAAATGTTATCAGTTTCCCTGGCGTATTACCAGAGGAAATGGAACTTACTAAATATATTGACTATGACACACAATTCAGTAAAGTGTTTCTTACTCCAATCCAAGGCATACTTGATTCCTTAGGTTGGTCGTCAGAAAAAGTAGATACGATTGAGGATTTCTTTACATAATGATTAACCAAGTAGCTATTATAACAAATTTTAGAACTGGTAGTACATCCTTCACGCTCTTAAAAGCAGAGGAATATAAGCTTCCATATAAGGCTGAATTGTTTGCACATAATAGACCAGAACCACTAGGTCGTGCCAAAGCAAAATACCAAATTCAGTTAAACTATAAACATTTGCCCGACGAAGAAAAGCAATGGTTACATAGTGAGGAATTTTTCCTCCAACAGCTAGAGGCTGGCCATGCTTGTGTCTTTAAGGTAATGCCCAACCAAGTCTCGTCCGATGAAGCCATGGACCGAATACTAAATAAAGTGGATAAAATCTATTATCTCTATCGCAGGGATTTTCTAGCTCAAGTAAAGAGTTGGATTGCTGTAAGACAGATAGGAGATTTTGGTGGAACTGGTTTTGTATCATATAAGAATGCTGTAGGTGTTGAGAAAATGAAACAACTACATTTGGCGAAACACGGCATTGGTGAAACAGTAAAACATCATGTTGATATACAAAGTGACTGGGAGAAAAATTACCATTTAAGGTCCGGTCCACTTACTGAAGGTCTCATAAAAAATTATGAAAATATGGCCGAAACAATGAAAAAGCATCCAGGTGAGCTTATTTGTATGGAGGATTACTTTAACGAGTCACACTACCCTGCATATAATAGAGAAATTACCTGGGAAATCGAACCAAAGATCCCACCGGGATTCGATGTTGAAAAAACTTTAAAAAGTAGTTGACAAATACAAATAAACGTGTTATAATATACACACATTAGGAGAAAAATATGAGTGATGTACAAATCGTAAGGCTTACAACTGGTGAAGAAGTTGTGGCAAAAGTAAAATATGAAAAAGGATTCTATACCTTAACGGATGGTATTCTTTTAGTCCCAGCTGGTGAAGGTAAAATTGGAATGGTTCCATTTGTTCCTTATGCTAAAAGGGAACCAATTGTAGTAAATGAAAACTCAGTTATGTTTGTTGCAGAGCCAATGGACGAGTTGAAAGCACAAGTAATTGAAGCAACAACTGGAATCATGATGCCTGGTTCTGGTGGGTTAAAGTTAGTATAATGTCAGTTACAATTTATGGCAAAACATCATGTGGCTATTGTGTTCAAGCAAAAAGTCTATGTGCCCAACAAGGACTTGACTATACTTATCTTCAACTAGATGAGGATTACACGTTTGACGAATTCAGAGCAGAATTCCCAACAGCAAGAACTTTCCCTCAAATTATTGTCGATGACAATAAGATTGGTGGGTATACTGAACTTAAAGCACTAACTGAGGTTAAAGATTAATGAAAAAATCTAAAAGAAGTCCTGTGAGTACTCTAACTCACACAACAAGAGAAGTTGCAATTCATTTCCTAGCTTGGAGAGAAAAGCAAAACGCAAAATCATCTATGATTGGCCACAACGGTGGGCCAAAATAGGGGTTGACATTTACCTTAAAATGTGTTAATATAACAATATATTAAATAATACTATGCAATACTATGACAAAACACACACTTACACAGAATCAAGAAGAGGTTTTCAGCCTCTTTAAACTAATTCTAGGTCAACCAAAAGCTTATAAAAAATGCCAGAAAATGGCTAATTCAGCTCTGACAAATTCCTTGTTTGCAGCTGGACGAATGCCAGTGAGATTTATCTCTGAAAAGGCAATGGCTGAAAGGGCAAAGGATACTAAATACAGACCATGTTATGAACACTATTTCAGTAGAACAAAATCTGTACAAGATATTCTTAGGGCTTTTGAAAGAGGCAAGAGTGATGATTTCATTAAAAGACTCTTAATGTCTAGAATGAGAGGCCATTATACTACCTCAGAAGAGAATATCACATTGAAAAAATATGATAATCTATTTTGGAGAGATGCATATAAGGCAGCAGGTATTAAATTAGTGCCTTGGGTCGCAACCCCAGCTAGAAAATTTGACTATATAATAGAGGGCGTAACATATACTTCTCCTTCTAAGGTCGCAGAGAAATATAAAATGAGTAAAGAAGGTGTATCTTACAGATGTAAGGCAAAGACTTTCCCAAAATGGAGACTCAAGAAGGTTGCGTAAAGTTACTAAATATATTTCAAATGAGGTAAATTAAATTATGAATGATAAAATTTTAAAAGAATACACAAAGGATACAGCAGCCGAATATGACGATTTGGTTGGCTATGTTGCTGATGAAAATATTACTGACACATTAGGTGGATTCCTAGGTGAGGAAGCAGAGGAATATAAACCACAAGTGAATAGGAAAAAGGTTGATGCTGAGTTCCCAGAGGACTGGCAAACACTTTTTGTAAACTTTGAAACTGAACAAGACTATATTAACTTTATGTTGGCGATTGACGAAAAACCAATGCCGAAACTCAAGGATGTAGTTTATAAAGCTGGCCGTGAAGAGAATGGCCTATTGGACTTATTATAATGTATACACCAGTAAAAACTCAAGAACAACTTCAAAAGGAATGGCGTAATCAGTACGTACAATGGTATGCAGCTGGTATGCCAACCTTTCAAGCAAAGAAAAAAGATGTATTCAAACAAATCGCTGTTAAATTCAAATCAGAAGAAGATAGGAATCATTTCAGTGATAAAATGGAATATAATCTAACAAAGAAAACAAACGTTGTCTATTATCCTGCTAGAGGCAGAGAAGAAAATATGACAAACAGATATGTCGAAACTGACACAGATCATTTTAATCCAAAATATCCTATCTATATTATTAGTAAAGGTAGAGCAGATACAAGACATACTGCAAAGACATTGGAAAAAATGGGCATACCATATTACATCGCTGTTGAACCACAAGAATATGATGTTTATGTCAAAGCTACAAGTGCCGCAGGCGATTTAGGTACCGTATTGGAATTACCATTCAGTAACCATGGTAAAGGCTCAGGCCCTGCCAGAAACTGGTGTTGGGAACACTCCCAAGCTAATGGTCATGCTAGACATTGGTTAATGGACGATAACATTGATGGGTTCGTAAGATTACATAAAAACAAAAGATATCGTGTAGAGAATGGCTCTGGTATTTTTAGGGCTACTGAGGATTTTGTTGACAGATATGAAAATGTTGCACTAGCATCTTTTCAATATAAATTCTTTGTTGTTGACCCATGCCCATATCAGCCATTCATACTAAATACAAGAATGATGTCGTGTATCTTAATTGATAATAACTGCCCACATAAATGGAGAGGCAAGTTTAACGAGGATGTAGATCTAAGTATTCGTGTCCTTAAAGAAGGTTTGTGTACAGTATTAATGTATGCATTTGTTCAAGGCAAATTAAGAACCGGAACAGTAAAAGGTGGAAACACAACTGAGGTATATGAGGATTATTCTGGTGAAGGTGAAAATGATCCAGCATATAACAAATCAAAAATGTTAAAGGAAATGCACCCTGATTGTGTAACACTAGTTGAGAGATATGGCAGAGTACATCACCATGTAGATCTCAATGCGATTATGAATAAAGATGGATATCCTGCTAGACAGAATCCTCTTATTTTGAAAAAAGATGTACCAATTGTAAATAAAGTAGATAATTATGGAATGCAACTAATGCGTAACTGGAATACGGATGAACAATATCCAGACCCACAGTTCGAGGCAGATGAATTTCCAGAAGGGAGAACATCCATCCATGGCTAAAATTCTAATAACAGGTGGTGCAGGTTTTGTAGGAAGTCATCTTGCTGAAAGACTTGTATCCGAAGGACATGATGTAATTTCATATGATAATTATTTTACTGGCTCAGTAGAAAATCATGTGGAAAGAGTTGCATATGTTGAGGATTGTACTACAAATCTAACGCCAGACAGATTCTCTGGCATTGATAGAGTTTATCATTTAGGTGAATATTCTCGTGTCGAACAATCGTTTAACGATATCGAATTGGTTCATAAATTTAATTGCGAAGGCACAACAAGAGTATTGGAATGTGTCCGTGCATGGGGTGCAAAACTTGTTTATTCAGGCTCCAGTACAAAATTTGCTGACACGGATGATGGTTATGTAATGAGTCCTTATGCTTGGTCCAAAGCTCGTAATACTGAATTGGTAAAACAATATGGTGAGTGGTTTGGGATTGATTATGCAATTACATACTTTTATAATGTATATGGACCCAGAGAAATAAAAGATGGACCATACGCGACACTTATTGCAAAATATGCAAAATTAAAATCTGATGGCAAGGCTCTACCAATTGTAATGCCTGGTACCCAGGAAAGAAATTTCACTTATATAGATGATATTGTAGACGCTCTAGTACTGATAGGTGACAAGGGACAGGGCGATGAATATGGTATTGGCCATCCAGAAAAATACACTGTGGCGGATGTAGCTAGAATGTTTAACACTCGTACCAAACAACTACCACCTAGAAAAGGCAATCGTATGTCTGCTAGTGTCATCACAGAAAAAACACGGGACCTAGGCTGGTCTCCAAAACACAATCTAAAAACTTATATAAATAAGTTGATAGATAATGGTTGACATTATGTACAAAATAGTGTATAATGGTACAACAAATGAGGAATTTATATTATGAAGCACTGCATTATTGACTTTGAAACAATGGGTATTGATACCAATAACTGTGTCGTCATAGACATGTCAGCATTGGTATTTGATTGGGACAAATTTACTTCCGACAAACCATACAATTTCGGCGACATTCAGTCAGTCCAAAAATACAAATTCGATATTAGAGAACAAGTTTCTCTATACAATTTTACTATTGATAAAAGCACTGTTGCATTCTGGGAATCACAACCATCTGATGTTCGTAAGAATATCGTACCGAAAGCAACAGATATCAGCTTAGAACAATTTGCTGAACAGTTTATATCATACCTAATCCCACACGGAAAAATCTCTAACTGGTGGTCAAGAAGTAATTCTTTCGATCCGATTATACTATGGAGATTATTTGATGCAATTGGAAAGAAAAATCAAGTGATGGAATATCTGCCACATTGGTCCCTTAGAGATACAAGATCTTGGATTGATGCGAAATTGGATTTCCCTCGCAAGAATGGATTCTGTCCTATCGAAGATACACAACTTTGGGATAAAACTTTTAAAGCACACGACAGTGCCTGGGATATTTTAGCTGATGTGTTAAGATTACAGGCAATTGAACGTGCAGAAAAACTTGATTAATTTTATATTATGGAGACAAAATGGAACAAGCAACAAACATTAGAGCGTTTAAAACGCCAAGGCAGATGAAACTTACCATGCCAGGATTAAACTTAAAACTTGGAATTATCGGCAGAGGTTTTGTCGGTGGTGCAGTAGCGAATGGATTTGAAACTGATACAGTAGATACTTTCGTAGTTGACCCACGATTTTCAGAACTTACTGCAATGGATTTGGTAGAATTAAATCCTGATGTAATGTTTATTTGTTTACCGACACCAACAAGGAAAACAGCAACAGCTGATGGCCCAGTAGGTAGTGTAAACGCAGACCTTATTAGAGACACACTAAAAACTCTTAATAAAGAAAAATACGAGGGCGTTGTTGTAGTTAAATCAACAGTCGCACCAAGTGTCTTGGAAGGCTTTGTGAATACTTTTACTCAATTACAAATCGTATATAACCCAGAATTTCTAACTGAAGCAAATGCTAATGATGATTTCATTAATCCACCATTCCAAATTTTTGGGGGTGACTGGGACGCATGTACTAAGGTTGAACAAATGTACACAAAACACAGCCGTGTAAAACCTGTTCCTTCATTTAAATTGGATATCAAAGCAGCAAGTTTTCTCAAATATACAATGAATAGTTGGTTGGCAACTAAAGTTGTATTCTTTAATGAACTAAGACAATTATATAATACCTATTCCATGAACACACCTTGGGAAGAGTTTATCGGTATATTGGCTCACGAACCAAGAATCGGACCTTCTCATATGAATGTCCCAGGCCCAGATGGTCAATTTGGTTTTGGTGGCAATTGCTTCCCAAAAGATACAAAAGCCTTTGTTGAGGAATCAAGAAATAATTCCATGTTGGAGTTATTGGAAAGGGCAATACAACTTAATGACACGTATCGTGTTGACAAATAACCAAAAGTGTGTTATAATATAGGAACTAAATAATGCTAAATCTAAAAGAAAAAATAATAACAGCTTCGGAACTACATTTCAAAGCTCATATTGAAAAACATAAAATTAATGTGGAAGTTCTATTGAACTCTCATGTCGGTGTGGCAGAACATCCGGATATTATGGAAACAATTGAAAAAGAATTGGCCCTGATCTCTGAATACGAAGACAAATTGGAAATGCTTAACAAACATTTTAAAACTCCTGCGGCCCCTAGGCTTCCTTAAAGGAAAAAGTATATTATGCAGATTGAAGTAGCAACCGAAGAATTAAGAAAATATAAACTATTCATTGGTACACCTATGTACGGTGGTCAGTGTGGTGGTTTATATACAAAATCAACAAATGATTTGAGTATGCTTTGTGCACAACACCAAATCCCACTCAAATATTATTTCTTATTTAATGAGAGTCTAGTACAAAGAGCTAGGAACTATATTGTAGATGAATTTATGAGAAGTGATTGTACTCACTTAATGTTCATTGATTCCGATATAGGTTTTAATCCTAAAGATGTATTGGCACTACTTGCATTAAATATCCAAAACCCAGATGAATATGATGTCGTAACTGGACCTTATCCTAAGAAAACAATTGCTTGGGAAAAAGTTGCTAAGGCAGCTGAACGAGGACTTGCAAAAGACAATCCATTTAAATTGGAACAATATACATCTGACTTCGTATTTAATCCTGTTAAAGGTACCAAATCATTTAAACTTGGTGAACCAGTTGAAGTGTCAGAAGCTGGAACAGGTTTCATGCTTATTGCAAGAAATACTCTGGAAAAATATCGCGATGCGTATCCAGAACTTAAATACAAACCCGATCACATCCGCACCAACAACTTTGATGGTGAAAGGGACATTACCGCATATTTCGATTGTGTTATTGACCCTGAATCTAAACGCTATCTTTCAGAGGATTATTTCTTCTGTCAAATGGCTCGTAAGGCAGACTTAAAAGTTTGGATGTGTCCATGGATGCAAATTAACCATGTAGGCTCTTATATCTTTAGAGGTAATATGGGCTCAATTGGTCAATTAGGTGTATCGGCAACTGCTGACAAAAATAGTAGTAGAAAAACGTACTCACCTATTGACAAAGCAACGAAATAGGTATATAATACCACATGAAAACGAAAATTAACTTGGAGACTATATATTATGAAATTTTCAAATGAAACGCTGAACGTTTTAAAATCATTTACAGCAATCAATAAGAGTATTCTATTGAGCGCAGGTAATACAATTAAAACTATTACGCCAGAAAAGACACTGATTGCAATCGCAGAGGTTCCAGATACAATGCCATCACAGGCTTGTGTTTATGACCTTTCAAGATTCTTGTCAATCTTGTCTTTATATAACGAACCGAACGTTGAATTTGGAGATAAATATTTTATAATCTCTGAAGGTAAGCGTCGCACGAAATATGTCTACGCTGACATTTCCATGATTCACACACCACCAGAAAAGGAAATAACACTTCCTTCGGCTGATGTGACTGTAAATGTTTCTGAGGGAGATTTATCTTCCGTACTTAAGGCGGCAGGTGTATTACAATTCTCTGAGGTGGCTTTTGTAGGCGAAGGCGGCAAATGTTATCTCAAAGCTATCGACAGTTCCAATGAAAACGCAGATGACTTTGGCGTGGAAATTGGCGAGACTGCCGATAAGTTTAATGTTATCATTAAAACCGATAATCTTAAACTACTACCTTTGGACTATCAGGTAACAATATGCTCAAAAGGCATATCTGAATTCAAAGGAAAAGGTGTCACATACTATGTGGCGATTGATTCAAAGTCGACTTATAATAAAGGTGAATAATATGAACGAACCAGTGAATGGTAACTTCGGCCAACAAAATGGCCAACAAGAACAACCGGTGAGTATTACTCTCGGTGACCTCAGTACTCTATTACAGATTATTGATGTATGTTCGCAAAGAGGCGGGTTCCAAGGACAAGAACTTGCTGGTGTTGGTATGTTACGAAATAAAGTAGAAGCATATCTAAGACAAAACGCTCCACAACAACAACAGGATTCTTCTGTTGCTGATAAAGGCGTTGACGTCCAAATGCCAGCTGAAGGTGAATTGGCTGACAAGGTAATTTCTTAAAAAAATTACCGAACTTATCTCGAGAATAGGGGACCAAGGTTATGCCTAGTCCCCGCCCCTCAATTTTTTATATTATGTTTTATGGTGATTAATTATGATAAATGCGAAAGCAAATGAAGTGTTATGGGTGGAAAAATATCGCCCACAACAAATCGCAGATACAATCCTACCAGAACAAATGAAGGAAACATTCCGAAAATTTGTTGCTGATGGAAATATCCCAAATCTTTTATTGACTGGTGGTCCAGGCGTAGGTAAAACAACTATTGCGAAAGCAATGCTCGATGAGCTTGGTTGTGATTACATCGTCAAAAATGGTTCCTTAAATGTCAATATCGATACCCTCCGATACGATATCTCTACGTTCGCCTCAGCTGTCTCGCTGACAGGCACGGGTCGTAAATATGTTATCTTTGATGAAGCAGACTATTTGAATACAACTAGTGTTCAACCAGCCTTGCGTAATTTCATTGAGGAATATTCTTCCAATTGTGGATTCATATTTACTTGTAATTTCAAAAATCGTATCATCGGCCCACTAAGATCCAGACTTTCAGAAGTTGATTTTGGTATTGAACAAACAGAAAGGCCAAAACTGGCCATGGAATTCTTTAAACGTACTCAAGAAATACTTGCTAACGAAAATGTTGATTATGACAAAAACGTCCTAGCAAAAGTTATTGAAAAACACTTTCCGGATTTTCGTCGTGTATTAACAGAACTACAATCGTATGCAGCATCAGGTAAAATTGATGAAGGTATCTTTGTTAATATCAAACAGGAATCTATTGACGCACTATTTAAATTTCTTAAAACTAAAAACTTTACAGAAATGCGTAAATGGGTTGCAAACAATTCAGATCAAGATATGAATGAAATGTTTAGGCGCATATACGATGCAGCTTCAAAGAAGGTAGAGTTCAGAACTCAGGCTGGTTTCATTGTGACTCTTGCTGATTATATGTACAAGGCAAACTTTGTCGCAGACCAAGAAATTAATATGGTTGCTTTCCTTACCGAAGTAATGATCGAATCAGAGTTTGTGTAATGTTAAAAACCAGATGTTTTAATTGTAACGCAACGACAACAAAAAAGAAGGCTTGGACTGTTGAAATGAATACCGCTGATGGGAAACACAAGGTCACATTATGTGATACCTGTGGCAAGGAATTCGATTCTCTATCCAAGGAATTAATAGAGGTGCTTGATGAAAGATCTTAGTCCGTTTGATTTTATGAATGCAGCGTCATTCAGTAAAAAGAATCTTATTGGTGACAGTGATAACCCAGAGCTTACAGAAAAGGAATATAATCCTTATATTGTTAATCGTGGGTTTACTTATTTTGAGGATACAATTCTTCATGCCAATGAGATGAACCAGAGACATGAGCTCTTTCCGGGTGCCCAATTTGAATATTATCGTAGTGTTTTAAGGAAACGCAAGAGATTTTCTAAATGGCATAAAGCCGAAAAGAATAATGATCTAGATGCAATACAAGAAGTTTATACGTGTAATCGCACGGTAGCAAAAATGTATTTAAAAGTCCTTAATCAGGAACAATTGAAATCTGTACACGAAAAGCTCGTTATTGGCGGTTGAGGTTTAAAATCCTATAAATAGTCTTATTGGTTATTGGCCATAAAGATTATTAAAATAAAAAGGTGAATATGTATCATGGATAACGAAGACATTTTTAGAGGTGTCGGCGTCGAGGTAGAGCTACCCACGCCAGACAGTTTCCTCAAAATCAAAGAAACTCTTACCCGTATTGGAATCTCTTCTCGTAAAGAGAAGAAGTTATTTCAGTCTTGTCATATCCTTCATAAGAAGGGACGATATTCCATTCTTCATTTTAAAGAGCTGTTCATATTGGATGGCAAAGCGAATACATTTACTGATGAGGATTTAGCTAGAAGAAATACAATTGTAAACCTTTTAGAAGAATGGGAACTGGTTAAGATTCTTGACAATTCAAAGACGACTGATCCAGTCG